ATGGGTTATAAGGGTACTTCCCCATATGACGCAGGTCTATTCTACTGCCCATATGTTCCCCTCCAGCAACTACGCAGCATCGATCCAAACACCTTCCAACCCAAGATTGCGTTCAAGACCCGCTACGGCATGGTCTCTAACCCATTCGTTGAGTCTTCTGCTGGTGTTCCTGATCAGGACAACCTCACAGCAGGTGTCAACCAGTATTACAGAAGAGTTCGTATCGAGAACCTTATGTGATCTGTATTCACAAACCGACACAGGACTCCCTCAGGGGGGTCCTTTTTTTATACATAGTTGTAATTGCCTAAGTCCTTGTGCCTAGAAATACTATGACTAAAGACGAAATCAAAAATTTTGTTTTGAAATGTAAAAATGAACTTTATAATGGAACGCATATGAATAAAGGTGGTGAGTGGCACGACGGAGCACATTACGAATTAAACAGAATTCTAGACAGACTAGATGAATATGCAAGATGAGGATCTGCTAAAGTTATTAGAGAGAGTCAATAAATATAGAATGGATATCCTATTTGAAGAACCCTGCCCCTTGTATGAGGTGGAAGACTACTTATGGGAGGACTATCATAGGGAAACATAATGAGCTGGTATAACGAACAACCAAGGAATAGAAATTTTTTATCTCCACAAGGATTTAAGATGGAGTTTGAAATTTTTCCTGATACTGAGTTCTTTTGTCAAGCAGTTAACTTTCCTGACATCTCAGTTCCATTCACTGATGTACCTACAAGATTTAGATCTTTCCCTGTTATAGGTGGGGGTGGTGTAAGTTATGGTGATCTTCAAGCATCATTCATTATTGATGAGGACATGCATAACTATGCTGAGATATTTAATTGGATACGAAATAACGGGCAGTCGGAACAATCAGCACCACTGTATCTGTCAAGCGCACAACTCACAATCCTTACATCTAATTTCAATCCAAACCTTGTAGCGGACTTCCAATATATGTTCCCCTACTCCTTGTCTCAAGTTCAATTTGATGCTACAATAGGAGAAGAGAGTGTTGTTACAGCACAGGCATCCTTCAAGTATGCCCAAATGAGTTTTCGTGATAAGGATTTTAAAGTATATGACCCAGATTGAAAAACTTGCTAAATTATTTGATCACATAAAAGAGGAATGGAAAAAAGATAGTCAGATTGATTTTGATATTAAAGATGGGGTATACTCTGAGAACCTAAGCGTCATCTCTTTAGACACTCCTTTTCAGCACAATAAATACTTAAACCATCATAGCGATCTTTCATTAATGAAGGTATCGCTGGAGTTTGAATTTAGAAAACTCATCAGAGAGAAGCGAGAGTATTACGGAGGGGAGGCAGACGCAAAAGTATATGCTGAGAAACCATTCGGTGCCAGCATTAAGACTTCTGAAAAGATGAGGGTGTATCTAGATTCAGATAAAGATATTCTAGACATAGAGAGTAAAATTAAGTTAATCGATGTGATGCTTAGTTATCTTGATAATGTAATGAAGATGATTACCCAGCGAAACTACCTTGTAAAGAACGCAATTGAATGGGAGAAATTTACTAATGGGTTATAATGTCTGTCATCACCATTCAGAAAAAGAACGAGGTTTACTTCAAGGTAATAGGTGAACCACACGTTCATCAGGAACTATCAGACTACTTCACATTTGAACTTCCTGAGGCAAAGTTTCTAAGACGCAATCCTAGGTATCGACACTGGGATGGAACTATCCGCCTGTACTCTCCCGGTACAGGTGAGATATATTGTGGTCTCTTATCTCAGATACAAGACTTTGCTGAGAAGAGATCATACGATATTGAGTATGTTAACAACAAATATTACGGCGATGTAGTAGAGACGAACGATGCTACTGCTCGCGGTATCAAAGGATTTATGAAAGATATCTCTAAGGTCAAACCTAGAGACTATCAGTATGACACAGTGTATAAAGCTATCAAGAACAATCGCGGTCTGTTTGTGTCTCCAACAGGTTCCGGTAAGTCTTTGATGATTTATTCTCTTGTGCGTTGGTATTATGAAAGTGGTTCTAAAATTCTAATCATCGTGCCTACAACATCTCTTGTAGAGCAGATGGTCAAGGACTTTAGAGATTATGGTTGGAATGCTGATGACCATATGCATCAGATCTATTCTGGTAAGGACAAGAACACAAAGAAAAATATTATTATTTCCACCTGGCAATCAGTCTACAAGTTTCCTAAATTATACTTTGATGATTTTGATTGTGTGATTGGTGATGAGGCACACTTATTTAAGGCAAAGTCTCTCACTGGACTGATGACTAAACTACACAATGCTAAGTATCGTTTTGGATTTACTGGCACACTAGATGGTAGTAAGACACACAAGTGGGTGTTGGAAGGATTGTTTGGGCACTGTGAGAAGGTAACTCGTACTGATGATCTGATTCAAAAAGGATATCTATCTAACCTCAGAATTAAATGTTTAGTTCTTCGTCATGAATATCAATACTTTAATGACTATCACGAAGAGATGGAATATATTATTTCTCATCAAAAGAGAAATAATCTTATCAAAAATTTAGTTAAAAATCTAGATGGTAATACTCTTGTGCTATTCAACTATGTGGAGAAGCACGGGGAACCATTATATGAAATGATAAATAATAGTGTAGATCCTGAACGCAAAGTATTCTTTGTATCTGGTGCTACTGATACTGAGGATAGAGAAGAGGTTAGAGAAATTGCAGAACAAGAAGACAATGCCGTTATCGTTGCTTCTTATGGAACATTCTCTACAGGCATTAACATCAAGAGACTACACAACATTATCTTCGCCAGTCCCTCCAAGTCCAGGGTTAGAAATTTACAATCAATTGGTCGAGTTCTACGAAAGGGTGACGGCAAAGCGATAGCAACACTATATGATATATCTGATAATATCTCTACTAAAGGTAGAGAAAATTATACACTTCGTCATCTCTACGAACGTCTAAAGATCTATCAAGAGGAGAACTTTAACTATGAAATTATTAAGATTAAATTGACATAATGGAAGAACCATTCTACGCAGTTATAAAACTGAAGACAGGGGAAGAGTTAGTAGCTCAAGTTTCTTATGCTACTGAGGATGGACTGCTAACTCTTCAAGACCCTCTGGTTGTTGAACCTATGCAACAAAAGAAAGGTCGTCAACAGATAGAAGGATTCGTACTTAGAGATTGGATCTATGCTTCTTATGATGATTTCTTTTTTATTAGTCTAGAAGATGTATTAACTATGTCTGAACTAGATGAGAATATAAAAACATTTTACATAAACACCATAGAAAATAAATCAGCACCTAGATTACATAATGATGCTAAGATTGACTTTGGTACTTATGGTGGAGAATATGAAGGAGCTCGCCAACCTCTACCAGATCTGAGTGAAAAGGGGTATCTAGGTTCTGTAGAAGCAATGAAACAACTCCTAGAAGAACTCTACAAGAAGTCTTAGCTTTAAAGCTTATAGTTCTTTATCTCTCGGACATACTTATTCTAGTGTAGTTTCTGAGGTTTGTCAAGCCCCTTGACAGATGGATTACGTTCTGTTATACTATAGAGACATTAAGCATACCAGCAATGGCACATGGCAAAAGCAAAAAGCAAAGAGTATTACGTCAATAATAAAGAGTTTCTTGAAGCTCTAATCGTATACAAAAATAAAGTTCAAGAAGCAGAGGAACAGGGTAAACCAAAACCTCGTATACCAAATTACATTGGCGAATGTTTTTTGAAGATTGCCACGCATCTATCATTCAAACCTAACTTCGTGAACTATATGTTCAGAGAAGAAATGATTTCTGACGGTATCGAAAACTGCGTACAATACATTCACAATTTTAATCCAGAAAAATCGAAGAACCCCTTCGCTTATTTTACTCAAATTATTTGGTATGCTTTTCTGAGACGCATCTCTAAAGAAAAGAAACAACTTGATATTAAAACTAAAATTGTAGAGAAGAGTGGTTACGAACACTTAATGCATACAGATAACTATGGTAGTGACATGGCAGGCATGAATCATAGTTATTCAGACATGACATCTATCAAAGAAAACATTGAAGTTAGAATGGAAAACCGATGACGATTGCTCTTATCACTGATCAACACCTAGATGGACGTAAAGGTTCTGGGGTGTTTTGGAATTACTTTGAAAAGTTTTATGAGAATGTATTCTTCCCTTATCTGAAAAAGAATAAAATCACCACAGTGATTGACTTGGGCGATACATTTGACAATCGTAAATCAGTAGACTTTAATGTTCTACAGCGCGTCAAGAAAAAATATTTCGATGTGCTACAGGACATGGGTATCGAACTACATATGATATTGGGAAACCACGATACCTATTACAAGAACACGAATGAAGTTAACTCTCCAGATTTGCTTCTATGTGATTATAATAACATTACTGTATATAATGAACCTACCACAGTAATTATAGAGGACACACCCATTGCTCTAGTCCCCTGGATTAACGCAGGCAATCTCAATCAAACTATGGAGTTCATTGATGAGACACCTGCCAAAGTTGCTATGGGACATCTAGAACTGAATGGGTTTGAAATTACACCTGGTATGAAGATGGATCATGGTATGGACCCATCAATCTTTGCTAAGTTTGACAAAGTATTCTCAGGTCACTTCCACCACAAGTCCAAGAAAGGAAACATCCAGTATCTAGGTAATCCCTATCAGATGTTCTGGAATGATTGTGATGATGTCAGAGGGTTTCATACCTTCGACCCACCTACACAAAAACTTAAGTATCACAAGAACCCATATGTGATATTCAAGAAGCTCTACTACAACGATGCTGAGAAATGTCAGTATAACTTTGATGAGTACAAAGATTGTTTCGTCAAAGTTATCGTAGAGCACAAAACAAACTACGCTCAGTTTGAAGTTTTGATTGACGGTCTCCAGAAAGCAGGAGCACACGATATTAAAATTCTAGAAACTCTTGTAGAAGATGATACGATTGATGATGCAGATCTTGAAGTCAAAGATACAGCAACTCTCCTCAATGAATATATTGATGAAGTCGAAGTATCCGTAGACAAAACTATGCTCAAAAATCTTATGCGAAACCTATATATTGAAAGTCTAGAAGTCGTCTAATGTATATCATTACACTGGAAGATAAAGAAGAAGGTGTGTATTCAATCTTTGATGAAGAGGGAGACTATGTAATCCCTGTCTTCGAACAAGAGGAAGATGCTGAACGCTACTACTATATGCTAGAAGCAGGTGCCAAAGACTACCCACCCCTTCAAATTTTCGAGATAGACGGCACAAATTTTATTAAGATCTGCGAGCAGAAGGAGCAGAAGTATGCTATAATAACCAAAGATGACCTGCTCGTACCACCCATTGAAGATGACCTATGATTTGTTTTGAGAAAATTCGCTGGAAGAACTTCCTTTCGACTGGCGCACAATGGACTGAAGTAAACCTTACTAATAACAAAACTACACTTATCGTCGGACAAAACGGAGCAGGCAAGTCAACCATCCTAGATGCGTTGACTTTTTCACTCTTTGGAAAACCATTCCGTAAGATTAATAAACCGATGCTACCCAACAGCATCAACATCACAGACTGTAGAACTGAGATTGAGTTCTCGATTGGTAAAAATCAATTCAAGATTGTTCGTGGTATCAAACCAAACATGTTTGAGATTTACCAGAATGGTGAGATGCTGGACCAGTCTTCTAGTGCTGTAGATTACCAGAAGCAACTAGAGCAGAACATCCTGAAGATGAACTACAAATCATTCACTCAGATTGTGGTGCTTGGTTCTTCTACCTTTGTTCCATTCATGCGTCTGCCTCTAGCACAACGTCGTGAGATTATTGAGGACATCCTTGATATTCAAATCTTCTCTGTGATGAATAACAAACTCAAGGAACAATACAAACTCACCAGTGATCGAGTGAAAGATCTTGGATATGAATCTGAATCCACACTGGAGAAGATTGGTATGGGTGAGAAGTTCATCAAACAGTTAGAAGATGAAGCAGACAAAATTATCCTTGACAAGACTGAGTTCCTCAATACAAATTTTGCCAGACATAACGAACTCACATCTACACAAAACCTATTGCTTGATGACCTGTCTCAAGTAACTGATAATATTCAAAAGGTTGCGTTTGATAAAACTAATCTTAAAAAACTTAACTCAATGCGTGGTAAGTTTGAAGGTAAGAT